AATGCAGTTGCAGTACCTGTAGTAGAGTGGATCATCCAAGGTATACTAGATAGTCAATAGTCTAAGTTTAATAACCCTCAGTGTGACTGCCCTCCGCTGGGGGTTATTTCTTTTTAATCCAAACCTGATTGTTAATTGCTAGAATCTGATAGTCCCCTTGATGTCTGTGTAAAAATAGATCTATACCTACACGTGGCTCCAAGCGTGGATCTCCTGAGCCTTCACTCCAGGTGTAATCATCAAAGGCCATAATGCCACCGGACTTTAGCCAGTCCCAAGAAAGCTCAGCATCTATGAGTACACCTACTGTTGTATGGTCTGCATCTATGTAGATAAAATCCATACTCTCTTTGAAGGCAAGGTAATTAAGACGCAAGAAATCTTTAGTATTGTTAGGTATCTTAAATATCTGTGAGTAGTGGTCAGTCTTAGCGCGGTAGGTATCATAGACACTGGTGAAATCCATAGCCTTGTGTGCTATCTCATCGCTACCTTCCCACGTGTCAACATCATAGAGACGTGTGTTCTTACCTGTTAGTACCTTCTCACATAGCCATACGCTGGCATCGCCAGTGAATACACCAAGCTGCATAAAGTGTAAATTATCCACGCCCGCTAACGGAATTAAGAACTTCTCAAAGTTATGTTGTGCGCTATGTATAAACCAGTTAGGATAATCAGCCGCCATTTGAATAAAAACCTTTGCCCTTAAATTGTATGGTGGGTGCATCCCACTTACGTATCATAGTTATGTGGCACACAAAGCAGGTAGGTGATAGAGCTTCATCAGTTATCTTACGCTCAATAGTTATCTCACCCTTGCACTCAGTGCAGTGATAGTCATAGATCATAGTTGTATGCCTTCCTCAATAGGCAGATAGCCTACCAACTTGCTTACCTTGTTAGAACGTGAGAACTCTGTGGTCGCTGGCATCCAGTGGCTTACCCACTCAGGTTCAGGTAGGTCCATCAGGTCAAAAGAAAAGACACCTAACGGTGTCGAGTTGATGTAGAACGGGATGAGATCTCGCTCTGCTGATTGAGTAATCAGCTTACGATACTTCATCTCTTCAATTAGTAACGTGGGATAGTGTGTATGTCTACACTTGAGTTCAATGTAATGGCCTGCTTGCTTGGAGATGCAGTCAAAGGAGTCGAAGATACCTTCACTCTTAACAAGGTCTGGATACAAACACTCTTTCAAATAATCAAACAGCTCTGCTTCTTTCATCTATAGGGCGACCTTCCACCTATCTGATCTATCAGCTTATGCAAAGCATTGCTGCAACGTCTATCTGCTGTTGACACAGCACACTCAAAGTACTGTGCCAACATCTGTAAGGTGTGGTTGTCGTGGTATCTAAGACGCAGGATAGTCTGCTCTGGTATTTCTAATTTTAAGTAAGCCTTCTTGATGTCTAGTAATGTAGCCAATAAGTTGCCACCTTCAGCAGGTGATGACTTACCTTTAGGTTGGCTATCTAACTTCATCTCTTGTACTTGTTCTAATACTGTGCCATCTATAACTGATGCAATAACAAAGGGTAGTAACTGTGCAACAGTAGGACTGTCATAGTAAGCCTCATCTGCAGTCTGATAGCCAGACTTAGTAGCCTTCTCCTTACGTGCGTATCGCTCTGCCACACGCCTCATCTGCCAAGCAACCTTGCGCTCATTGTGTACGCGCTCTTCAACATTTTCTACACTTAACATTTCATTACAGTATTCGGTACGAGAATAGGCCCACGAGTAACACTCTTGCGTTACATCAATGAGTTCTACATAACTCTTATACCTACGGTAGATAGTACTTGCAACCGAAGGTATCAAGTCGTACATAATGGGATGTAGCTTAGTCACAGTCTAGTTCCGGCGACTCAGGCCACGTACCATCTAATACCATCATCGCTATAGCCGAGTAGTTGAGTAGATCAATGAAACTATCACGTAAAGATTCGTTGCTAGGTTTAACACCGCTATCTAATAGGTTATTGATGCGTGCTATCTTGTCCCACATACGCACACGCAGACCGTTCAGCGGTCCACCAGGTGATAGGGCTATGTTCTTTGGGCCGTAGTCGTGGTGCTTCTTGATAAGCAGATTACCTGCTGCATCTAGGACAGCCCATACATCTGTTACAAATTGATCGGCCTTGGCCTTATCGTTATTGTCTCTGTTGACAGGTCGTGCATTAGGATCTGCAAGCCCATATGCTGCAAAGTCAGTAACAGGTTTTCCCACTCTTGCTGGCTCATACATTAGACTCTCCTATCAATAGCGCTCTTGTAGCCTCAACACCGTGTGTGAGGTAGTAATCATTTATATCCATACCAGGTGGTAGTGTAACAATTGTTGAGTTCATTACCTCGTTAGCCACGCGCTTTGCAAACTCTTGTCCTGGGTTAGATCCGTCTTCTTTTATGTCGTTATCACCTACCACAAAGACAGTCTCATACCCAGTAAATAACTTAGGAAAGTGTGGCTTCCAAGCAGCAGTTCCAGGAACGCCTACTGCAGGTATACCTAGCACACCGCTAGTTACCACGCAGTCAAGCTCTCCCTCACATACCACAACGTAAGGTGACATAACTGTAATGTCCTCAACGTTATAGAGGTGGGCCTTCTGCCCTGTAGGTGAGCCATACTTAGGCTTACCATTATCTAATCTACGAAACTTAAAGCCTACACAACTGCCACTGGCAGTGATGTAAGGAATAGATAGCCAACCTGTATGCATCTCGTGACCGTTCATAGGCTCAGTGATAGTGCCTAGTTGAAAGCGTGCAGCTACCTCTTCAGATATCCCACGTTCGCTTAGTACGGCTAGAGCTTGTGGAGTTATTGCTTGGGCGTAGCGTTGCGCCGCTTCCAGTAGCAATTTCTGTTGCGCGTTTGAGGCCATCCTTAAACTCCAAGTTCTCTAGTATGCAGACAATGTTAACTGCGTTGCCACCCTTACCACAGGTCTGACAGTAGTAAAGGTTCGTGCTTATGTTCATTGAAGCAGATCTACGTGAGTCATTGTGCATACAGCACTTGACTCTTATCTCACCTGCTCCTGGTCTTACTTCCCCACCAAAGAACTTAACTATTGCATCTATGGGGATTGTGTTTGCATCAACGGAACCTTTGTATTTTCCCGCCTTACGTACCCTGGACCAGTCTTGTGTTGACATCCGCAATCTCCCTTGTACTCACACTTATCGTGCCAGTGTGAGGCACGCTTGAGATGACCTAATGCGTTCTCTTCTCCACCTTTAAGACAGCTCTGGCAAATCATCTTCTACCTCTTCGATCACTTCTTCAAGTGGCTCTGCTTCTACTGGTCCTGTTGACGTGCTTAGTATTCCCTCTGGTGTTGGCATTATTGCTTCTCCTTTATCCATTGCTCTAAGTCTTGGATGACCCAAGCCTTTTCAATACCCGCGTTGCGACGCTTAACTATTACATAAGCAGGTGGCACTTCCCCTATACCACGAGCCTTTGCGTAGTTAAGCGCCTCAACTTGGGCTTGTCTCCAGAACTCCGGCAAACTTAACTTAACCGTGTTCTTGAGTTCTAGTACGTACGTCTTGCCAGCTATGACAACTACGATATCTCCTTCGTCATCTTTGCCTGCCAAGCGTAAACGTTCAGCAAGTATACCAAGACTACGAAACCATTTCATTACATCTATCTCAAAGGCAGCGCCCTTAGCCTTATTGTACTTCGGGCTTGCCATCTTTACCTGTGTCATAGATAGCATTGCCGTCTTCATCTATCTTAATCTTAAATACTTTGAGTTCAATTAAAGCCATCACTAAGTTTGCCATATCAGCTTCTAACTGCTTGATACGGTTCTTAACATAGGCCATCTCCGTATTACTCTTCGACAATGTAACCCCCTCCGTAACCATTTAACGCATCTCTTCGATACATCCAACCAAGTGCATCTTGGTCGCCTATCTGACAGGCTGCATAGTTTACTAGCAAGTGTGCATATTTTGTTCCATCTGCAGTATGTGGTCCAAAACGATTCTTTACTGGTGCAACAAACAGACTTGCCTGTGCGGGGTCATAGCCCAAAGTTAAGATCAAAGCAGGTAACTGACTGACCTTACCGTGTATGGAGCGCCTTGCAGGTGGCTTGCTTGGACTTCCATACTCTGACTGCTCGGATACGTGGTGTAGTACTAAGACACAAGCCTCAGTCTTACGTGCCATATCGTGTAGCTCCATCATAATTGCTCGTAGTCCTGCCCATTCATTGTCTGTCTCTGCAGCAACGTTCATTAAGTTATCTATCACAATCAACTCAGGTGGCACACCGTAGAGTTCTACGTATGCTCTGACCTCTAACTCAATATCATCTAACGATGGTGATGAATCAAAGACCCATTTAATGTGTGAAGACTTTGCAAAATGTCTGTCGTAATAGTGCGTATCTGTTGCTAGGTTAGCCTCAACGGTCATCTGTGTATGGCCTGCTGTGTGAGCAGCTACTCTCATCATTACTGTAGTTGTGTCGGTATCGGCAGAAAAGAAAAGAGTTGGCACCTTTGCCTTAATTGAATAGATAAGTGCAAACATAGACTTACCAGCATTAGGGGCTGCAGCAACCATACATACTTGACCGCGTCGGAACTTGATCTGTTCCTTTACTAACTCTTTCCATACGTCAGGTAATGGTGTTGCTTTGGTAAGCACACCACCCCACGCACGGGATAAGTCAAGCACTCTTGTCCTCCTGATGAATTTTCATACCACGTTCACGCCTTACTCGTTGACGATCTCTAATAGTTAGACCGCCCCAAATACCGTGAACCTCATTTTTAATACCCCACTCAGCGCACTCCCTGCGATGAGGACATCTACCGCAGATGCTTTTAGCAAATGCAGCATCATTTACAGACTTGATGTCAATTTTAGTATCTGGAAACCAAAAGTCTCCACCGATTGTTGCACAACTTGGCGACTCATACTCTTCTGGTCGCCGTAGCATTTAGCGTACGAAGATAGGGTCGCACTTATCCGCAGCACCTTTAGGTGTCGGACACATATAACCTTTCCAAGGACCTTTCGTAGATGTACCTGACTTAAATACCATCTCACCGTGAGCACAGGTATTACCGCCACCTGCTGGTGCTACTGGTGTTGCATTAAATGCCTGAGCAACTGATGCTGCAGTTGGTGCTGCAGTTGGTGCTACTGCACGAGGCTGAGTAGAACCAAGCTCTGCTGCTGTTGCTTTGATGTTCATTGCGTTCATTGCAAGATCTGCAAGACCTGTCTCTAACTCTGTAACTGTTGCAGCATATAGATTGATTAACGTTCCATCTGCTGTCTTAAAATTAACTTGGAACTTTGTTCCTTCTGTTGCCATTTAACTACCTCCATTTTGTTTCACAGTCAGACGCTGACTCTCAGTGCCTAACTTCTTCGGTACAAAGCCAAGAAGTTTTTGTACCTCATCACTGTCTACAGACTCACGCCCTTTAACAGTTGTCCAACTTACTTCAATACCACTTGCAGTGGTACCTAGTAATCCTTCTAATGAAGCCTTCAATGAATCTTGATGTGCTTCAAGCTCTTTGATCTGCTTGCCTAACTGTAGGTATAGCAGTGCGTTCTTGTCAATATCTGCATCATCAATGACTACATCACTGACTGGTGTACGTTCTTTTTTTAGACCAACGCATCCCATCTCACCTGATGAGTCGTAGTACTTGCAATAGAACTGACAGTAGTTTGCATCCTTCTCCGGTGCTGGCGCCTCTTGTGCTTCTTTAACAGCCGCTAGCCAACCGAGTGCCTCAAGAGCGATGGACTCGTCGTAGTTCTCAGTGTGAACTTTGACATCACGTTCGTCACCATCTCTAGCGATTGCCACTAGAGATACTCGGTTGACCGCATAGCCGTTCTTAGCTAGGAGATAGCCATACAGTTGCACCTGCCACCGTTGTTGTGTTGACGGGAAGTAAGAAAGGTTACGTACCTTACTTGTCTTCCAGTCAATGACATCACCAGTACCAGGTACAAAGCAGTCAATGTGTGCCTTCATTCCGTTGTATTCAACGGCAGTCTCAATCATTACATCTTTGTTGTCTGCTAAAGCTCTTTCAATTTCTGCGTGGATAGCAGTACCCATAATTGCAGCAAGTTTTAATTCGTTGTTGTTAGTTTCAGGTTGGTCGTTAAGTCTGTACCAAACCTTACGACGACAGCCACCTATCTCTGATGGTCCTATCTGTACCTGTGTAGACCGTGAACGCTTAGCATCTCCTGCACGCAGTGCAGTCAGTAGTAACTCTTTAGGATCAGTAACCATTTAAGGTATCAATCATCTGGCTAAATGCTGTCAACATCCCACGAGTATATTCATAATTTGGAAAGCTCTCTTTACATAAAGGACAGCTAGTGGATGCAACTTCTTTGCGTTCTAATACACCGTAATAAACAGATGCACGTTGTTCTATATGTTGTTTAAGTTTTTCTTTTAATTCTTTTTCAAGAAACTGTGGCATAGCACTAAGCCTGCCTGTTTCTAACGCCTCATTAATGGCGTAATCAATTGTCTTTTCCAAAGCTCCTCCTAGAACCGTTCTTGGACCACCAACTGTAAGGGCTTACCAGTGTTAGCGTCAAGTACCGACGCGATCTCCACTGCCTTACGGGCGTGTCGCTTAGCGTAGGCTAGATCAATATCAGGTTTGATAACTGAAGTAAGGTAGCCAAGAGCAAACTGCCCACCACTACCAATGCCATACGCTCCGTTATCTGCTTGGAAAAAAGAGAGATCACAAGCAACACGAAAGATGTTACCGTTAAAAGCAAAGAGATAATCAAAACCGCCATCTTTGTCCACCTTGTTGAAGTCGTAGTTGTTGTCGTTAAAAGTTTTAATCAGGCTTGGTATTACTTTCTTACCCATAAACTGCACGGGATCTTCACCACGATAGGTAGGTGATTTCCAGTTGTAGGAAAGTATGTCACCAGGTCGTGTGTCACCTGAGATTGCAATGAGAAACTTACCTGCAGATACGATCTTAGGTGTTGATGTAGCTAAGGTAACGAGGTTGTCTTCTGTTATCTGCGAGTCTGCGACGAGCAACGCAAAGTCAATGCCTTGTATACCTGCAATGGTAGTCATTGAAATACTTTAACATAGTAACGGCGTGTCGTCGCAGAGCGACACTACCTGTGTAGTTACAATATGAGCGAAGCGAATCAACAGTACAGTGGCCCTCGCGGGCCTAAGAAAGCGAGGAACAGGGAGTATGCGTCTCCGTCTACCAACCCTGCCGTTCTTCCGTCGCTCTACAGATACCCTTCCTGAGCCTTTTGGGGCCGATCTGCGGGGTTTAGGACCTCTCCACGTCTGTCCGTGTGGGTCGCAGGTCTTTAACGTTATGGCAGCCTTTGAAGATTATGAACTCAGTTGGTACTTCCTTGATGGTACCTGTGTTTCCTGTGGAAATCTAGTCACAGTTCCCTGCCCAGTAGATAGTCCAGAACACTACCGGTAAAACAAAGAAAAGCCCCCCACCTTCCCGTTAGGGAAAGCAGGGGGCATAGCCTCGCAGTCAATAATTACTTATCTAGTACTAAACCAAACTCTTCTTCTGTTCTATCTGCCCACTTAATAGCAGGAGCAGCAACTGCACCAATGAGTACTGCATACTCTGGTGCAAGATCTGTTAGTAGTGCGATACCCATAGCTACTGCAGCACCTGCAACAGCACGGATGTATGACTTAACTACAGCCTTTTGTTTCTTAGTGATTTTGAGTTTCATTACTTACTCTCTTTCTTTTTGGGAAGCGGTTTAACTGCAGCTTTGATTTTGCCTGCTGTCTTTGGCTCACCGAGCCAAGGAAACCAGGGTGATGTGTCATTGCCACAGTTATCTTTGATTGAAATATGAATATGTTTGTTGTGCGGATTGGAACCTGTGTAATCTCTGGCTCCCTTTGCTTTGGACCAGATCTTACCTTTAAAGATTAAGTACTTCACACGTGGGTCATCTTGTAGTTTGACAAACAAAGGTGTGCAGTTAAATGCAATTGGATCGTGTGTAATATCT